GCACACCGTGGATGGATCATGTATTAATGATATTGATGTATTGATTTCATTCGACATGTCCGCCACAGCTACACCAATCTTTTGCTCAATAGCGTATCCACTCTCAGAGTGAGCCATAAAGTCTTTTATATGCTTATAAATAGGACGCATTATAATCTGTTGCGTGATTGGCAAGTTATAAATGTAACGCAGCACGCGCGCTGCCACAGATCGTAATCCCAAGGGGAATGGGCTCTCTGGTGTAGCTCTCGTCATCATTGATGTTTCATTCATGATGAATGCTGCAGTGAAGTGCATCACATCTTTTCGATTAGACACAAAACCTTCATCGAATTGCCCAGCTAGATCTGAATCTAGAATTATTTGGGGTGAAACCTTAAAGCCAACTCTATCTGCACCACCGGAACGTGAGTTCGATAAAGCCCACATATTATCAAACATTCCTTTTGAGTCTGGTGGTATAAAACCTTCAAATATATTTGAGAATAGTTCCTCCTCATACTTATCAACCAATCGCGGTGCGCTGGAATTTATGTCTTCCAGTACTATTCTTTGCGTTTTTGATTTATAACCTTTGACAGGCAACGAACCATGGCACGACCTACTATACCCTTCAATGTTACCAGGGTGAGTCAAGTGCGTTATAGCGTCCAGCATCTTGGTATTATACATTGAAACATTGTATTTATCGGCGGCGTTGCTGTTACCACTGTACTCTGTAAAGATCTCCATTAAACCTGTAGTTAATTCTGGAATAACCGCACTTATTGCCTCAGCCACTGATTGCTTATTCGGAGGTACATTATGATTATGCGCAATTATTGCTATTGAGTATTGATCATAAATTCTCATGTTCCTTTGCACTTCTGTGTCAAAAGGCATGTCGTCGAACTCTTGTTTCACAATTATTCCCGAAGGAACATTCATAGATAGGTCAGCACTCAAAAGGCGCATCATTAGAACCACGACTTTGTCCATTTGCCTTCCAACTTGCCCTGGATGCTTTCCAAGGAATAATAGCGCGCCTTCCAAGTAGTTACTGAAACCATGAAAGTTTGTGCTGGGATCGTCAAGATGCGATGATCCAGTAATTTCTAGCGCGACTGAGAAACATAAGAACATGCGTAATGGGCCCATAGTTGTTAAAGCAGAATCCTGAAGCGGGAATCCACCTTCTGATCTTTCGACGAATGGCATGCGCGTTTCAGCTGGCACAATTCCACCAATTGATTTAGATAACTCACCTCGCGACCATTCCATTAGGCCTTTAGTTTTTAGAGCTT